ATTCCACTTAATGAAACCGAGACGGCGTCAGAGAATATTAACTCTCTAACGCTAATCGATGGGATTATGGCCAACCTGTCCCGGGGAGGCCCGGGGAGGGGGACCACCTTCACCTGTGTGAAGAAGTTGCGACCTCATATCATGAGGTATGCGTCGCTTCTTCACGCAAAGGTAGTCCAGGGGAACTGTACCAATAAGTTCACCCTACAGGGTGAGAGTTGTTACGACGCACTGTATCTAGCAAGAGGATTTATTGAAATCATTGCTGATTCAGTGCCGAAGTTCTTCTCTCTTCCGATGGAGGATCAATTAATCTTCTATAATGTTGCTAGAGAATGGCCGGAACGCATGTTCATTAAGTACGCAAAGTACGTAACTGCGTATCCTATGGCCAAATTCTTAAACAATCCGTTGCCGGAGCAACCGAGTGGGTTTAAAGGAAACCCCTTGTTCTCTGGTAAGGTCAAGCGCCTATTAAAGGCGCGGGTTGTCTCCAAATCTGACAAGAATGCTAGACTCTTCTTTGGTATTCTGCAAGGCGTCAAGCGAGCTGCTGCTCCTGTGACTGAGGATTTTATCCAACAATCACTTGAGAAGCATAAGGCCGCTATGACCGCAGAACCCCGAGGAATTGAGCCAGATTCTGATCATCACGCACGCTATCAGGAACTCTTTGACAAGTTTCGATACCCGACTGAGAAGCTTTTCGAGGCTTCTGTCGCGGCATCATTCCAGTCGAAGAGATCCGAAGGTGGTTCACGTGAGTGGATCCGTGAACGTCAGGAGAGCGGTCTCATCCGTATGGTTGAGATTAAACCCGGTGTGGTCAAGGAAATTAGGGGTAAAACCCTTCCTACCTTTGATGAAGCAGTTGAACTAGCTTCTCAGGGATCACATAAGGTTATGGTGTCTGCAATTCTAGAACCTTTGAAGGTTCGACTCATTACCAAGGGCGATAGTTATCGCTACTGGGTGAGTCGTTTCTATCAAAAGGCTCTCTGGAAGTACTTACAGACATTTCCGCAATTCGTCCTCACGGGGAAGCCACTGGAAAGTGGAGACTTGGTCGATCTAAAAGCTCGAGAAGCAAAACTGGGTATCTCATTTCCTAAATGGGTTAGTGGTGACTATTCTGCCGCCACTGACTCTTTGGATATAAGGCACACAAAAGCTGCTTTCGAGTCATCGCTTCGGATGGGTCTGTTCGAGGCGCGTCCTAAAGTTCTGGACGTCTTACGATCCGTGCTCTATGAGCAGGAAGTACATTATCCTGTCAAGAGTGGGCTCGAGCCTGTTATGCAAACAACGGGACAACTTATGGGAAGTACATTATCATTCCCAATACTTTGTGTTGTCAACCTTGTAGCATACTGGCGAGCTCTTGAACGATATCTAAGAAAAGACATCGACATCCGCGACCTTCCGGTTCTCATAAACGGGGATGATATCCTGTTTAGAGCCGATGATGATCTATATGACCTGTGGAACAAGGAGATTCATGATGTGGGTTTTGAGTTGTCACTCGGGAAGAACTACATTCATGAGAACTATCTGACTGTTAACAGTCAATTGTACTCAGATAAGAATGGTGAACTTACTCGATTGAATTACTTAAACCTAGGAAGATTGACCGGGCAATCAAAGATTACCGGTAGGGAAAAGGCCAGAATGGCTCCCATTTGGGACTACTATAATGAGGCAGTACATGGCGCGGTGAACCCGGAAAGGGCCCACAGACGCTTCATGCATTACCACAGTAGCGCAATTAAGGAGATATCCACACTGAAAACCAGGAGCTTCAAGTTAGACGGCAGTGAAGGAGAAAGTCGTAAGACGACTTTCAATCTCTTTTTACCATTCGAACGAGGTGGCCTAGGCTTTATACCTTTCCCGGGTATGAAGATACGACACATCCCTAAGGGTAGCAACGCGAAACGCCAGAATAATGAAGTTGAAATTACTTCTTTCCAACGCCGTTACGCCACATACCTCGAGAGAAAGTTTCTCTCCAACCCTGAATCTATTCCAAAGATAGCACTAGTGTCAAAAAGGACACAACACCGACTATCATATCATCATGAACCACGATGGATTGTTGGACCAAAGATCGGTCCACAGCAACAAGATGTTATTATTCCCGAAGATAGAGAAGTCTGGACTCCCCCACTTGCGCTGGACAGCGAGATTGAAAGACCTGAGATGATTGTGAGGAAACCTTACAAACAACTCATGGACTTCCGTTCAAAGACTGTCCCGCAGATGGCGGATTCGCAGATTACTAGCTTCGGTTGGCAACTGCTAGAGCAGCGTCTCCCACAGAAAGAGGGTGAGTCCGGCCTGTTTTATGAGGCCAGGACTACTTCTCTTCCTGAGGAGTAGACGTAGGTAGTCACACTATTTAGAACCCAAAACGGTATACTTCCGTACTAAGTGTCTTCGGACATGGAATGTCGACAGACTGCACGGGTTCCCGCTTGTTTGATGTTAGGTTGAAACGATTCTGATCATTCGATGCCGAAAAAGGCGCCGTATCCCGGGATTGATTTATCTCCCAGGAGTGTAAGTCGCAGATGCGAGCTCATGATCGAGAATCACCTTGAACTACAAACTAATAGGTTAGTGTGATGGACAGTCGCTCTTCTATGTCAGAGAGGGAGTACCTACAAATGACAAATAATAACAATAATAAGAAGAAAATCAATAATAATAAAGATAATGGTAAGAGGGGAAATCCCGTCTCCTACAATACCAGACTACCACCGACCAGACCCCTTGCACAGCAAAGGACTTACTCTGGTCGTGACTTGATAGTCTCCGACTTTCAAGGCACCAGCACTTTTGGATCGTCCCAATACTCGATCAATCCTCGTCTTCCAGACAAGTTCGCTTC